CAGGTAAGATCCTTGGAGTGGACCGTGACCCGAGCAAGGCGCGTTTGGTAGACGCCCCTGCTGTCCACTCACAGATCAAGGTGAAGACTTGGGTCTCCGACGGAAAGGCTAGGTTCATAATCCAAGTAGGTTGCGTAGCTCCACCTAGTGAACCTGGTGTCCACAACAACTCTCTAGTGAACATAGAGGGTGCACTGTTGGAAAGAGTCTATTTCGTGAAAGACTCTAGGGGGCAGTTCGTCACTCCCCCGAAACCTGTTGATGGTGCCTTTGACGATTGTCAAAAGTTCCGCTCAAAACTCAATAGGCATATGCGTCGAATCCCGGCCATGTCCCTGGATGAATTTCCAGGTAGGTACAAGGATGCGAGGAAACGCGCCATCTATAGAGCTGCTGTTGCTACGCTCAACGAGAGGGCTTTGTCTGATGAGGATTTTGTGGTCAAAGGCTTTGTGAAGGACGAGAAACTAAACTTCACCATCAAGAAGGACCCAGTGCCGCGAGCGATTCTTCCCGTGAGTCCAGTAGCGAATGTGGTTGAGGGGAGCATTAATGCACACAGGGAGCATGCTCTATTTGAAGCCATTGATAGGGTTTTTGGGAGGAAAGTTGTTATGAAGGGACTTAACGCTGCGGAGAGAGGTAGGATCATAGCTGAGAAGTGGGCAGGGTTCATAGATCCAGTGGGTTTAGGCGCGGATGCGAGTCGCTGGGACCAGCACTGTTCAGTGCCGGCCTTGGAGTTTCAAAATTCGTGTTTCTTAGACCATTGTTGTAATGAATCGGAGAGGAGAGTTCTGTCTCGTTGTCTTGAAGCTGTTAAGTGTGGTTCTGGTGTTATGAGGGGAACGGACGGCATGGCCAGGTTTAAACGGGAGGGTGGTAGATTGTCAGGCACCATGCATACGTCGTCAGGTAACGTCCTGATCATGTGTGCTATGTTCTGGACTTTTCTCGACCAGTTCCCGGGTCTCAAATGGGACTACATTAACGATGGTGATGACTGTGTGTTGTTTCTGGAGAGGTCTGATGTTAGTAGAGTCATGACTGGGTTTGAAGCGTGGTTCCTCGCTAAGGGGTACACCATGGTTTGTGAGGACCCAGTTTATGATGTCGAACGCGTTGAGTTTTGCCAGAGCAAGCCGGTTTGGACCGTCGATGGTTATGTTATGTGTCGCAACCCTCACACCGCTTTAGTGAAGGACACACTTTGCCTTAGGAAACCTCAACGTGTGGAGGATTGGGCGTCATGGGTAAGGTCTGTTGGTGAAGCCGGTATGTCACTTGCGGGTGGTATGCCCATTTTCCAAGACTATTACGCTATGTTTGCCCGTGCTTCTGGTGCGTTTAAGGTCAATAAGGGTTTCAAGTGCGACGGCGGACTCAAGATTGCCAGCAAGGGTATGCATCGGAAC